CCTTTCCGATTTCAGGGTGGCGATCGCGGTTACCGCGTCAGCCACAGTCGCCGCGCCGGGCAGGCCGAGGGCGTCAAGGACAGCCTTGTCCATCGTTTCACTCTCCGTTTCGGCGGCATTCAGTGCCGCCAGTTCAAGGTTGGGGGTGTTGGTCAGGCCAGCGCAGACGATCCGCTGGATCTCGCCCGAGCCGAAATCGAACGTGAACACCGGGCTCAGGTAACGCTAGGCACGGTCCCCCACGAGGGTCGCGCCGACAGAAGTCCACTCCACCCGACCCCACAGCGCGCCGTCGCGCACTTCGATACCCTTGATCCAACCGACAGCAGGTGCCGGCAGGCCATTCGGGGCCTGCATCTGGCTCGAGTGCTCGATGTCGATCTGCGGCTCTTTGGTCGGGTCGAAGCGATCCGCAACCGCCTGCGGATCATTCATCTGCCACCATCGACCGTCGCGGCCGATGATCTTGGGACCGGGCGGCGTGAGCTGGACCCAATCCGGCGCTTTCGCGTCGTCGGCCACATTCAGGGCAAGCCCGGAGAGGGAGGAAGTGCGTTTCACCATGGCCGCACCATCGCAGGCGCGCGACGGGCAATAGCCCCTGAATACATTCAGGGGCGGGGCGGTGGGTTCGGTGCTTTCGGGAAACTTCGCTGGGAGGGCCGCTGAGGGGCCTTCGTGCTCACACCCTACCGAGAGACCCGCACAGCTGTCGAGGGCTTCCTAGGGTATTTAAATGGTATTTAACGGGCGTCCTGAAGGGCAGGCGACGGCCGCAGGTGCGGTCCGGCTTGAATTTAACCCGATGAAGCTCTATTTCTGGCAGGCACCTGAGTAAGTTCAGCTGGCTTCGGGCCACGAGGAAGTAACGATCCTCCAGGTGCGTTCCCTCTCAGAACTCGATCTTATTGGCCGTCGGCCGCGCCGCCTGCTTCAACCAGTAGGCCAGTTCGGCTTTCGGGAACAGCGTGCGGATACGCGCCACAGGATCGAGCCAGATGACCACATAGAGCCCGCGTCGGTCACCGCTGGGGCGGCGCGGCTCGTAGAGATCGCGCACGAACAGGTGGAGAGAAAGGTCGCCGTTCGGCATGCGCTCGAAAAAGCCGTCCGTCGCCTCCGCCAATCGGCTGAGATGTTCGACGAAAGGCGCACGGCTGGCTTCCCCCTTGGCCAGCTTCTCGTCCACCAGATGCAGCTTGGCCCGGGCATCAAGCTCGACCAGGTATGATGCGGACCCGACCGCCTGCTGCGCCGCAGGGGGCATCATGGCAACTGGGACAGATCCCGGCGCACCGTCCAAGATCCTCTGCACTCGCCAGCTGGTCGCGATATCGCGCAGGGCCACCATGCGGGCGCTTTCGGGCAGGCTTTCCAGCTTGTCCTTCAGCAGCGTCTCCATGTGTTGAAGGCGCAGCTTGCCGGGATTGCGCTCCCAGCCGGGGTCGATGCCCTGGGGCACGATCCGCCTGTCTCCGGTGCGGTCATTCTGCCAGACCCTATCCGGCACATCCGGGGTCGCGGAAACCCCCCGCCGTGTGGCTTCCGCCTTGGTCACCTGCCGCACCCAGCATTTGCAGCCCCAGCCATTGGGCGGCATCCACTCATCCCAGAACGGACTGTCCACCGGCAAGATCATGCCCGCCTTGTCCAAGTGATGCGGGCGGTGCTGTTCACTTGGCCCAATGCGATACTCAAGGAAGGGAAACGCTCCCTTGGTCCGCTCGATCCGTTCCCACTGGCCAGCCGCTCGGGCAGTTCGCAGGTTGGCATTGTAGATGGTGCGCAGCCGGCGCGGGTTTCCGAGTTGCGCCGCGCTCACCTCGCCCGTCAGCGGGTCGGTCATCTCTCGCTTGCCCCACCAGTCCGCCAGCTTCGGATTGGCGCGCCAGCTCTTCTGGAAGGCCTCAAAGGGCAAACCCTCGTCCAGTGCCTTCTGAACCTCGCCCCGCATCGCTTCCAGCAGATCCAGTTCCATGGCCTTGGCGACGGTGAAGGCGACTGCGTGTTCCTCCGGCTCGACATCCTTCCAGGAGAAGGCCGGGCGGAATCCCTTGTTCTTCAGATAGCGGCTGGCCTCGGGCGGTGGGCCGGGATTGAAGCTGTAACCCGGACGATCGGGATACTCTTCAGCCATCTTTCTGGTCCCCAAGGGTACGGGCGTTGAACATGCCCTTCACGAGGGTTTCAACGGCCAGTCCGGTGGGCATGTGGCTCAGCGCCTCGGGCAGCTTCTCCAGAAGCTCCTCATAGCTGGCCGCACCATCGACGGCCGAGGCAATGCCCTCTTGTAGCCCGTCTGCAAGTTCCTGCCAGTCGGACAGCATGTCTTCCTCGATCTCGCCCAGGTCATCGGGCGTCAGATCTTGCCGGTTCAGAGCCAGCCGGTTCTGCGCGGGCGGCGGTTCTGCGGGCGGCTCCGCTGCCTTGGGTTGTCCGCCAACCACCTCGTCCCCTTCCTCGGGGTCGCTGTAGCCCAGCGTCTGCCGCAGCTCGGTCGCCTTGAAGGTCACGCCGATCCCGGCCAGAGCCACGGCGCCGTCGATCTTGGCCTTGGCATCCTCCGGTTCCTCGATCGACAACAGCAGGCGCGGGTAATCCGCCTGCTCGCCGAAGTTCAGATCCACGAACGGCCGGACGAGGTCGCGGTTCAATGTGCCCATGATCGCGCGGGCATCGCTGATCGCGATATCGTGGCGCACATCGTTGTGGACCTTGGCCTGTGCCTCGGACGAGCCGCTGTCGGCCGTCATGGTCTGGCCGAGCACCGCCTTGGAGATCTGCTCATCCGCCCATCGGGCGAAGGTCTCGAACAGCTTGTCCCCGGTTGCCGCAGGACCGTTCTCAAAATCGATCTCCATCGACTTCGGCAGCACGGCCGCCGCGTCGGTGCCGATGTTGGCCACCGCCTGGAAGAGCTTGCGCACGTCGTCGGCTGTGGCTTCCGGTCCGTAGCGGCCGACCCGCAACGGCAGACCATAGGTTTCGATGAAAGCAATCCAGTCCTTCAGCGTGTACTGCTTGCACATCCAGCTGAAGGCCACGACGCGGGCGAGCCCGTTGCGATAGGTCAGCCCTGACTTGATCTTGGCCCGGTGGACCGCGAACTTGGCTGGTTCCAGCGACAGGCCTTCCACCGGCGCGGCCTCGTCAAGCAGGCGGATTTCCCGACCTGTCTCACGGCCGAAGGTGAAGTGTCGCGGATCTCGGTGGATGAACTCCTTGAAAGCCCACATGCGCGGGCTGCGCGCCCAGTCGATCTCGACCACGGAAAACGACTTTCCGAGCGCATCCAGCAGATCCTCGATCAGATCGGGCAGACCGTCATGTTCTGCAATCTCCCGTTCAACTGCCGCAGCGATCTCTTTCGATCGAGCATCCTCGGCGGCAGGCTTCACGACGGGCTTGATGCCACTGATCACGCGCTTCCGGGTGCCCAGCACCGACAGGTAATGCGGATCGCGTTCTTCCATCTCCTCGGCCAGCGTCAGGAACTCGTGCAAATCGCCCTGATCACAGGCGCGCAGGATTGCGGCCATCCGTTGCGGCGTAAGGCCCGAGGCTGCCGATCCAGACCAGAGCTGCCGGATGCCGGTCAGGCCGGGTTCAGCCAGGCGCTGTGTCAGCGCTTGCGTTTTGATGGGGCGACCATAGGCATCAAGCACCGTCATCAGAAAATTCCCTTCCCAACGCGAAAGCCACCCGTCGAACGGATGTCGCGGTCAAAGTCGCTGCCACCGCCCAGTGGGACCGGGCGGTAGTCGTAGGGTTGATAGGTCAGCTGCCCGGCCGAGACCGCCAAGGCACCCGCCCAGAAGCGGTCAGCGTGGCCATCGGTGTCGCTGTCAGCGATCAGCCGCGGTGTGCCTGTCAGCCCCACCTGTTTCTTGATCGAATGCAGATCGGCGCGCAGCGGCACATCGCCGGCCGGAATGCGGGACTTGCGATCCTGCATCGACTCCTTGAGCACGGTCGCCATGTCGAGCTTGTTTGCAGCCGAGAACAAGATGCCCTCCACCCGGCTCTCGCCATGTTTGCGCTTGGCATCCTCGACTGGCTTCTCGCCCATGCCTGTCTGGTCCATCCGGCACCGCACCACGCGGTAGCGCTGAAACACCTCGGCCAGCAGCTGCTCCTGCTCAAAGAACGAGGCGCGGCGGCGGGTGATGATCTCGCGCGTCCACAGTACGTCGCCCACCAGCTCCATGACCCAGATCACGAAGAGGTCGTTGCGGGCCGCGATGTCGACGCCGACGAAGCATGGCCCGCCCTGGTAAAGTCCTGGCAGGCCTGCAGCCGGATGTTCGCATGCGCTGATCAGGTCGTAGTCGAGCCAGCTGGACGCCTCGTCCAGCCATTGCAGCTCGTATTCCTGCTGCCAAAGGTCAGGGTCAGCCATGCCCTTGCGCAGCATGTCGATATCGCGGTCCAGCCCCTGCCGCACCGCTTCATAGATATCGACGACATGCCGAGACCAGACCGAGCCCTCGGCCGTCATCAACTCATAGAACTTGTTGCCCTTACCGTTCGGGGTGGAGATCACTCGCAGCTTCAGGCCGGATTTCGAGATGACCGGGAACAGCGCGCCCCAGATCTCGCGCGATTTGGCGTGGAAGGCGAATTCGTCCAGGATCACGTTGGCGCTAAAGCCGCGCGCGGTGTCAGGGTTGGCAGGCAGCGCCGTGATGCGCGACCCGTTCGGGAAGGCCA